TCTGTACCTCTGCATACACGACAAATATATTACCAGGTGACCATATCAAGAGACCACCTATCGCCATCAAAAGACTATATTCGATTTGGCGACTGTCATGGAGATGAATTAACAGGCTGGCTTCCTTTACATGAATTAGACTTGCATGAAGTCCTAGCAGAGTATTTACCAGGAGCTGCACTACCATATATCCAGAGTCATACTTTAATCGGGAATCAGTTATTCAAAACATTAGAATCATCAGTAAAATCAACAACAAAGGATTGAGTCAATGGCAGCACCAATAGGTAACAAGAACGCATCAAAAGGCACTTACTTTCGGGTAGCCTTGAACAAAGAGATAGAAGATTATTGCAATAAGAGAAAAGGAATCTCTCGTGGCGAAGCATTGAGAAACATTGCACACTCGTTAATAACTCAGGCTATTGACGGAGACTTAAATTCGATAAAAGAAATTGCAGACAGACTAGACGGAAAAGCTACTCAACAAGTTATAGCTGAAATAGATACACAACACAGCTATGTCGTAAGACTCCCTGAGATTCCAGAGGATGCTATTGAATGGGCAAGCACCTACGCTCCAACGAAACTGGACTCTTAAATAACCAAACAAGAATAGCCTGGAGTCCTCAGAAAGGACCACAACAAGCATTTATAGCTTGTCCAGTATTTCAAATCCTATTTGGTGGTAGTCGGGGTGGTGGAAAATCAGATGCTATTCTAGGTGAATGGATAAGCCACGCTGACTTATATGGTCCTGATGCTTCAGGATTAATCATAAGACGAGAAAGAACTCAACTAATAGATTTAATTGAGCGTTCTAAAATAATCTATTCTAATCTGGGTTGGCGATATGAGGACGTACATAAATTATGGCGCAGTCCAAATGGAGCAAGGTTAAGATTTGCTTATCTTGAAAGAGACAGCGATGCAAATGGTTATCAAGGCCATAGCTACACAAGACTTTATGTAGAAGAAGCTGGAACATTCCCAAGACCAGAGCCTATTTATAAACTAATGGCAACACTCAGGTCAGGCAACAATGTGCCTGTTGGGATAAGACTAACAGCTAATCCAGGTGGTCCTGGACATAACTGGGTTAAAGCAAAATATATTGATCCAGCCCCACAAGGCTGGAAGATACACAAAGAAATATTTGACGATCCTTTTGGTGGCGAAAGCATTGAAAGAGATTGGGTGTTTATTCCAAGCACAGTAAAAGATAATAAATATTTAGGTCAGGATTACATTGCTAACCTTCAGATGGTTGGCTCACCTCAGTTGGTCAGGGCATGGCTTGAAGGAGATTGGAACGTAATCGAGGGTGCTTTCTTCAGCGAGTTTGGTAAGCGCCATGTAATAGAACCTTTTGAAATCCCAGAGCATTGGACACGATTCATAAGCATGGATTGGGGTTCTGCTGCACCTTTTAGTGTTGGCTGGTATGCAGTATCAGACGGCTCAACAGAAGGTATCGAGAAAGGTTGTCTGGTTAAATATCGTGAGTGGTACGGAACGAGAGAGCCTGGAAGTAATGTTGGTCTTAAACTGACAGCAGAAGAAGTTGGCCAGGGCATAGTAGAAAGAATGAATTTACCAGAAGAAAGGCTTGACGATGCAGTACTTGATCCAAGTGCCTTTGCAAGAGATGGTGGTCCTTCCCATGCAGAACGAATATACGAGGCTTCTGGAAACGTAATCAGCTTCAGAAGAGCTGATAATAAGCGGGTATCAAGAAAAGGTGCAATGGGTGGCTGGGATAATCTCAGAGCAAGACTAAAGCCTGAACCACCAATGATTCTATTCTTTTCAACGTGTACCGAAACGATTAGAACTATTCCAATGATGCAGCATGACGTTCAAAGACCAGAGGATGTTGATAGTGATGGTGAAGATCATGCAGCAGATGAAACACGCTACGCTTGTATGTCCAGACCATTTATTAAGAAGGTAAAAGATAAGAAAGAACTCGATATACAAACCATCAAAGGTCGCTCAGACCGAACTATTATGCAAATGGTAGAAGAGCGCAAACGATTAAGACTACAACAAGAGGATTATTGATATATCAACTTATCTAGCCTCAAAGAAATAAGGAAACTATGATTGATTATAAAAATCCGCTTTATGGCGACTCGCCTGAAGATTTAGTCAAATACTGGCTTGATGAATTAGAAGATTCAGATAAGACAGAAAAGGACTGGCGAGATGATGCCAAGAGTGTTGTTGATATTTATCGTGGCGAGGACGTTGCTGCAACAGCAGTTAGTTCAGATGGTCAGAAAATGCGTAGGAATACGTTTAATATTCTCTGGTCAAATATCGAAACATTAAAGCCAGCAATATATAACAAGACTCCTGTTCCGAATGTACAGAGAAGATTCAAAGACGAAGATCAGCTTGGTCGTGCCGTTGCACAAGTCTTAGAGCGCTCGCTTGAGTTTATGGTGGATGCCTCAGACTTTGATGCACCAATGAATGATGCGGTTGACGATTATTTATTAGTCGGTCGTGGTGTTACCAGAGTCAGGTATGTACCTACCTTTGGAACACCTGAACAACCTGAAGGCGAAATGCCTGGTGAGATGGCAGAAAATTATGAAGAGCCAGTCGGTGAAGTAGTCAAAGAAGAAGCAATCGCTGAATCTGTTGCCTATGAAGATTTCAGAAGAGGACCAGCTAATAAATGGTCTGAAGTAGATTGGGTAGGCTTCCAGCATAAATTAACGAAAGAAGATATTGAAGAAAAGTTTGGCGAGGAAATGGCTGGCTCAGTCGGGATAGATGTTTACAAAGACGAGGACACTTATGACAACGAAACAAACCGATCCCCAAGAGAAGGTCGAACTCGCATCTGGGAAATCTGGTGTAAAGCCACGAAGAAGGTATACTTTATTGCACCTTCCTACAAAGACAAACCGCTTAACGAAGCAGACGATCCGTTAGGCTTATCTGGGTTCTTCCCGATACCAAGACCGATTTATTCATTGACGACAACGGATTCACTTATCCCTGTCAGCGAATATTATCTGTATCACACATTGGCGACAGAGCTAAACAATGTCACCAAGCGCATTATTGATATTTTAAAAGGTCTGAGGTTACGAGGAATCTACGACTCCAGGATGTCTGAAATCGGACGACTGATGGATTCTGGCGATAACAAGATGATTCCATTGGATGGTGCATCCCAGTATCTCGATGCTGGTGGATTAGATAAAGCAATATGGATGATGCCTATTGACAAATACGTTAGTGTTGTAAATCAACTATATGCGTATCGTCAAAACCTGATTACCTCAATTTATGAGATAACAGGTATCTCCGATGTACTACGAGGTTCATCTGTTGCCTCTGAGACTGCAACAGCCCAAAGCATAAAAGCTAACTACGGCAGCATGAGACTGCAACGCAGACAAAGAGAAGTCCAACGCTATGCCAGAGATGTGGTGCGTTTGCTTGCAGAGGTTATCGCAGAACAATTCTCGATAGATACTCTTCAGAAAATGACTGGCCTGGATTATCCTACTGAAGAAGAAAAGGCGATGATTCAATCGCAAATGCAAATGCAGATGCAACAGTTTCAAATGCAAGCCCAGCAGATGCAAATGCAAGGGCAACAACCGCCTCAACCACCACAACCTGATCCGCAGATGCTCGAAAGACTGGAAAAACCTACATGGGAGCAGATTCAACAAGTCGCAAGAGATGATTTGCTGCGTGAGTTTAAGGTTGATATTGAGACTGACTCAACTATCGCTGCTAACGATGCAGAGCAACAACAGAACATAACCGAGTTACTAACTGGTATTACCTCATTCTTAAACGGAATAGCACCAGCAGTAGAAAGCGGTGCTGTACCTATGGAAACTGCCAAGTCATTACTAATGGCAGCGGTTAGACGATTCAAGTTAGGAACAGAAGTTGAGAGCGCTGTTGATAAGATTGGCGACCAACCTATACAGAACCCAGAACAACAAGCTGGGGAAAGTGGTGAAGCTGAAATGGCTCAACAACAAGCAGAGATGGCAAGACAACAGGCTGAACAGCAAGCCGAAATGGCTAAACAGAAAATGGAACTTGAATTAGCTCAATCTAAACATCAAATGGAAATGCAGAAACTCGAAAGAGAAGCACAAATAGATCAAGCTGACCATCAAATGAAAATGCAAGAGATACAAGTTAAAGCTCAATCAAAAATAGTAGGGTTATGAGGAATCTAGCAGAAGAATTAAGAAAGAGTGTTTCTTTAGCACCAGAAGATGAAGCCAATGAATATTTTAGAATGTCTCAAGAAAGAGAGCCATTTAAGAATTGGTCACCACAACCAGAAAGCGACTTTAGGTGGGGTGAGACTCTTATGGGAGAAGATTCGCCAACAGGTAAACCAATAGTTTATGTGAATCAACAAAAGTTTGAGAAAGGTCTGGGTAGAGAAGTAACTCCTGAAATGAGAGAAAAATATTTTACTTCTGAATCTATACATAATTTAA